GGCTCTTTCTCCATTATCTTCAAACATTTCTACTCCTCCTGGACCGAGATTTTCAAATGCAAAGGGTTGTACACCGTCTGCCGATGAGTCTATCACTGCCAAGCGCGATTTTTCAATAAAGTTATTAAAAAAACCACTATATGTTTCGGGGGTTAAAAACTTGGCGTATGCTTCTTTATAGAGGTCGTAAAGGTCTAGTCTATTATGAAAAAGATCTGTTTCAGACTCATGTATTAATACCTCATATTTTTCGACGTACTCTATGGCTTCTTTCATAGACATGTTTGTCAAGGTTTCTACCTCGGGCCCTCTTCGGCTTTCTTCACTCATACGCTTTTCCTCTCTACGTACTACACTTTCCACAATTCTTGCAGTTTCTTTGGACATTGGAAACTTAAGCGTACTTGTCAATTCTTTTAACACCCTTTCTCTCTTATATCCTACGGGGGCCGTTAATGTTCGTAAAGAGGTCGGCGAAGCTGGTTTCTTTACGCGTTGCATTATACGCATGGGCGTACGTACTCCTCCTAATATTCTTCTGCCGTCGAAAACTACGTAATTAAATACAATTTTTCCCAGTCGCCGAAGTTCAGCTAAAACCGATACCTTTTTTCCACCTACTTTAGAGTTCCCAATGTCTAATATCCGTTTAGCTAATGCTTGTCGTGTGTGGCTTATTGATTCGAATACACGTGTTAATGGATCTAGTACAGGTACACGTATTCTTTCAGTTGATGGTTGGATCACAGATATAGCATTATTGACAAGTTCTCCAGAGAGATTTGGAAAAATATCACTAAAAATTTTAAATATATTTGCGTTCGGTATAACTATTAATCTTCGCGAAAAAGATGCTAAAATAAGCTGTTCAACAACTAAAATTGCAAGGTCTTGGAACCTGCTTCCATTTGAAGTTGTCTGAAGTATAAAATCGCGAAGAGGTGCATAAAAATTCCGAATACTTTTTATAGTAATATCGTCATCTCGCGGAATTTTAGAAAACATAAGTGGAATTGTAAACTCTCTTGCAGTTTTAAAGTGACATTCAAGGAATGTATTGTTGTTATTAAAATTTATATTATAATCTATTACATTTGGAATTTTGTTTTCACGGAACTCACGTGGCGAGTTTTCTACGATTTCTTTCAAGTTGTTTAGAGTAGTTTCTAAGCTATCATCTGCAATTGACGATACAATATTAAAAATCTTAAGGGGCCGAGGTATCGCCGCCCGAATTCCAGTGCAGTATATATATTTATCGTTTAGTTGATATGCAAACAAAAGTATGAATAAGTTTCGGATAAATGTAAAGTTAACGTCATCGATACGAATTTCAACCTGCATTTGGGCATGCTGTGCAATTCTTATTGATCTACGTGCAACTACATCTGGTGGAGGACCCTGCATTCTTTTTACTTCATCTTCTTCATTGGATATTTGGTAACGTCCTGATATCGCGTTTCCAAAATCATTAAACGCAACATCTTTAAGTTGTTCAAAGTCAATTCGAGCAAAATTTACAATTGAATTATACTTTTCTAGTACATTTGCAAGACTTCTGCGAAGAGTGTCCAATCTATATTGTTCGACGTTGGCGGGACCGGGTTTAGTTAAAAAAACTCTCCAATACCTGGGATTTCCGTGTGAATATATTTCAATCTCAACTTGTCCATCTATGAACCCACCGAGCGCTTTTAATCCATCAGGTGTTCCTTCTACTTTGATTCCTTCTCTAATGGCATTTTCTAGCGTCTCAGTTATTCTGTATTGACTTGAATCTCCTCGGCTTTTTGTGGAAGCAAAAAATGCCGCCTGTTGTTCTGCATTTATAAATTTCCTTTTTAAGGCGCCTAGTCTAGTCGGGTCCGGAACTATGTCTGCCAGTGAAGCATTTCTTGCTCCGACTTTTGTTCTTTCAATAGCTCCAGCCAGTGTACTTAACGCAGGACCTGAAACAATATCTATAGAAACATTTATCGATATATCACCGACTTTATATTGCAGGGTATCACCTCCAGCATAACTTAATTTAGTTCTAACTTCTTTATCAGCTTGAAATATACTTTCGCTCTCAGTAAATTCTGCGTTAGGTTTTAAGAATCCTGGGTCCACTTTAGACGTTCCAGAATCTGTTATTGTTGCCGCGGTTGCGTAATCGATTACACTTCCTGGGTACGCTCTGGAAAGTATATCGGCGACACCCGGTGATGCGTCTTCTGTTACATAGAGTGGTGCATCGGGTCTACCTAGGAATGCTGACTTTATTCTGTCAAATACTACTTTCAGTCTATCAACGTCGGATACTACTTCCGGCGATATCTCAAAAATACGTGTTTTAAATATACTTTCATATTGAGCCAGAGGTGTTCCAAGATCAATTGTGCGTAGTTCATAATTAAAATTTGGGCTAAGAAGACTTCCGTTTGCTCCAAAATAACGATGCCCGTATATTGGTATAAATCTCCTCATCAAAAAGTCTTCTTCCAGAGTATTTATTCGCAGTTTCCAGTCTTCAAAAAGTGTCTTATCAATCGTTGAGCCATTGTAAGTCTTCAAATGCGAGCAAACAATATGTTTTGCTTGGGGAGTGCTTCTACCTTGCCGAATGTCTCCAAAATCGTGCCGTGTGTCAACAAGTGCATGTTCACGTTGGATTGCTCCTTTGACTTCTTCTGGTGCTCCGTCTGATTCCGTTTTAGATTCCGCTGCCATCTTGTTTATAAATCAGAAATATTTATATAAAATGAATCGTAAAAAGATATTAGAGAGTTTAGTTATAAGAATACAATGTCGGCCATAGTCGGTGTTCAATTTGGCATCACGTCTCCTGAAGAGATCTTGCGTCGCTCTGTAGTTGAAATCATCACAGACAAGACCCATCAAGGAAATAGTCCAGTTGCAGGTGGTGTTTTTGATGCTCGGCTTGGCGTGATTGAAAGTGGCAAGGTATGTCCAACTTGCAAGCATACAAATCTACAATGCCAAGGACATTTCGGCCATATTACACTTGCTCGTCCGGTGTATCTCTACCAGTTTCTTGAATATATAATTAAAACTCTCAATACACTCTGCTTGAATTGTTCGCGACTTTACATTTTGGATAGCACTGATGAAAATGAACTATTGAATTCAGAACTACGAGGCACAGATCGCCTTGCGGATGTCCGTCAGAAGACGGTTGATTACTTGTCAAAGAAAAAGATAACAGCGTGTTCTTCTTGCGGAACCCAAGTTGTTCGAAAGATTTCTAAAATTCAAGGTACCGTCTGTACACTGCAGGGTCAGTTGAGTGGAGAATCCGAAGAAGTAAATGTTCCCATTCAGTCCGAAATGGTGCTTCGCGCATTTCAACGTCTCACAGATAATGCTATAAAAATTCTCGGATTTGATCCGCGTTTTAGTCATCCTGCTTGGATGGTTTGTACGATTTTGGCAGTTCCGCCATTGACCGTCCGGCCTCCGGTTATGATGGATGATAATCAACGCATGGATGACGACTTGTCTCACAAACTCATTGATATTGTACGAAATAACCAGAAACTACGAGAACAAATTGACAAGGGACAACCTCGCGATTACATCCAGCAACACACCGAGCATCTTGAATTTCACGTGGCTACATACATTGACAATGACATTAAGGGAATGCCTCCGGCGGCACAACGTTCCGGACGTCCGTTGAAGACACTAAAGTCTCGTTTGGGTGCAAAAACTGGCCGTGTTCGCGGAAATCTTATGGGTAAGCGTGTAGATTTCAGTGCACGTTCGGTTATTACGCCTGATGCAAATATAGATGTAGACGAACTCGGTGTTCCGGAAGAAATTGCTCAAAATCTCACAAAGCCAGAAGTTGTTACGCCTTACAATCGCGATCGTTTGGTATCATATGTGCGAAATGGTGTCAAGTATCCGGGCGCAAAGTCCGTTTATCTCAAAGAAGAAAAACGTACGATTTCTCTTCGGTATGTGAATCCGGATATGATTGAACTGCGTGAGGGCGATATTGTACATCGACACATGATTGATGGTGATTATGTGTTGTTTAATCGTCAGCCATCTCTACACAAGGGTTCCATGGAATGTCATCGTGTAAAAGTTTTGCCTTATTCTACATTTCGTTTGAATGTATCTGCAACTAAGCCCTATAATGCAGACTTTGACGGAGACGAGATGAACTTGCATCTGCCACAGAGTATTGCCGCAGAAACGGAGCTTCTTAAGCTCGCAAGTGTTCTGCGATTGATTATCAGTCCTCGCGAGAACGCACCAATTATTCAAATGGTTCAGGATACACTCACGGGTGCATTTCGTATTTCAAATCCAAGTGTCCGTATTCCTGAACACGTGGCTATGAATTTGGTGTCACGTCTCAAGCGTTCTTTGAGTTCGTTTGAAAAGACAAATACATCACATACTGGCATGGATGTAATTTCTCGGGTATTTCCGCTCATGAATTTCAACGAGCGTGTAACCATTGAGAATGGCCGTCTCACAAAAGGACTTCTTAAGAAGGGTGCTTTTAATACTCCGTCAGAAGGTGTACTACACGTGTTGTATAATGACTTTGGACCTGAACGATGTGGACAATTTATTAATGAAGTTCAATCTGTTGTAACAAAATTCAACATGTTCACTGGGTTTTCAACAGGTGCTTCTGATTTGATTGCAAACAAGGAAACTCTGGATTTCGTACAGCAGGCTCTGGCAGATGGACGCAAGCAAGTGCAAGAAATTCTTACCAGTGTTCATGCTGGAAGATTTATCAATGCATCTGGCCGTACGGATGGAGACGAACTAGAAAATCAAATCAATAATGCACTAAAGTCTATTTCTTCCAAGATTTCCGGTCGTGTGATGGAAAGTCTTCCAAAGGAAAATCGTCTAGTACAGATGGTAGGTGCTGGAGCCAAGGGATCTGACTTGAATATTACGCAGATGATTGCGCTACTCGGACAGCAACTAGTAGAAAGCAAACGTATTCAGTATACACTACAGGATCGTACTCTTCCTCACTTTACAAAGTTTGACGATGGAATTGAATCTCGTGGATTTGTTGAAAATTCGTTTGTAGAAGGACTACGCCCTGCGGAGTTCTTCTTTCACGCCATGGGCGGACGAGAAGGTCTAATTGACACGGCCGTCAAGACAAGTGATACTGGATACATTCAGCGCCGTATGATGAAGACTATGGAGGACATGAATGTTACATATGATACGACGGTGCGAAACAACTCTGGACAAATTATTCAATATAAATACGGAGAAGACGGCGTTGATTCTATTTGCGTTGAATCTCAGCCGATTACATTGGCATTGCTGACACTTGAAGACATTTATAAAATGTTTGCCTTGAACCCAAGTGATCTTGTAGACATACTGAGTGAGACCATTACGGAAGCACCCGATTTGATTGAAGAAATTCTCAAGGATCGCGAAATGTTGGTTCGCGATGTATTTAGATTTATTAAAAAAGATAGCGTACTGGCCCCTGTACATCTCAAGCGATTGGTTGAGAAATATCGCAATAAATATTCAACCAAGACCGATTTGACTCCATCGTATGTTGTAGATGAACTTTCTAAGCTCATGAAGGAACCCTACATGAACCACAACAAGGTATTCCATTGCCTATTGAGGTTCTATTTGGCTCCTCGCAGGAGTATCGTGGAATGGAGATTTACAAAGGAGATATTTGACGAGGTTCTCAAGGAAATTCGGTTTAGATATCTCAAAAGTTTGGTACATTCTGGAGAAATGGTTGGTGCACTTGCCGCGCAATCCATTGGAGAACCTACAACACAATTGACATTGAATACTTTCCACTCTGCTGGTACCGTCAAAGCAGGTGCTACACAAGGTGTGCCGCGTATTCAGGAACTATTGAGTGTTTCACGAAATCCTAAAAATCCACTCAATTTTGTGTACTTGTCTCCCAAGATTTCCGAAAATCTGGATAGTGCCATTCTCATGAAGCGTGAAATTCAAAAGACAATGTTGCGAGACATTACAAAACACGTACGAATTTACTATGATCCGTATCCGCTGAGCCCGGATACAATCGTACAAGAAGACCGAGAAATTCTTGAGACATATCGTGCATTTTCTGTGGGCAAGCCAGAGTGCACATCGCCTTGGATCATGCGTCTAGAATTTGATGAAATTGAAATGGCTGCAAGAAGCACCCAAGACATGGTAAGTATTCAAGATGCGATTTCGGGTGCAGTCAATGTTCCGGTTGAATGTGTATACTCAGATGCAAATGGAGAAAAATTAGTGATGCGAATTGCGTTTAGTACCGAAAAGTACGACTATAACAATTTGCGTATTGCCGAAGAACAAATTCTGAATACCGTCATCTCGGGTGTAGAAGGAGTTGGGCGTGTCTACAGGAGAGATGTCAATCAAGAAATGACTTGGGATGATGATGTCAATGCTTGGGTATGCAAGAAGCAATACGTTCTTGACGTAGAAGGTACAAATTTGTATGATTTGTTGTCATTCCACGACGTAGATGCAACACGAACATTTAGCAATGACATTCACGAAGTACTTGATGTATTTGGAATTGAGGCGGCAAGACAGGCACTCTATGACGAATTCTCCGAGGTATTCACGTCTGCATATGTGAATTACCATCACATGTCTGTGTTGTTAGACTCTATGACATATCAAGGACGATTGGTTGCTGTGGATAGATTTGGAATGAAGAAGCATGACAATGGTGTTTTGGCAAAGTCCTCTTTTGAAGAAACATCCAAAATTCTATTTAACGCTGCCGTATCCTCGGAGTTTGACGACATGAAGGGTATTTCTGCGAACATCATGTTTGGACAAAAGCCCCCGTGCGGAACAGGTCTCGTGGAAGTCCTGTTGGACGAAACTCGTCTCGGAGAAGGCGAGGAAGAAGAATTTGTAAATTATAAGGATGAAGTCAAATTGCGTGTACAAGAACAAAAGCAGGAAGTAGAAGGAGAGTGCAAGGTAGATGATATTACAATGTGGTGATTTACGAAATTAAACATAATATACTCACAATGGCGCTAATTGTTCTCGCGGGTGTCACGGCAGTTCTTACGGATTGTACTGCAGTAGGAAGTATTGCAACAATTAATGGCATGTCTTTGACACCCGATCCTCCTGTACCTGGTCAGAATTTTTCATTGTCTGTCAGTTATCTATTAAACGAAGATGTCATCGGAGGAACTTCTTTTTATGAGGCTTCTTTGAATGGACTTCCTTGGACGCAAACAGACGACTTGTGTACGCAGACATCTTGCCCGATTGTGGCAGGTCAGCACACAGAGGTGTCTACAACTGAATTTCCTACCTTTACTGGAAAGCTGACTACTGCGATTACATGGGATGACACAAGTGGTCGTGAAATTTGGTGTGTAAATGTTGTTTATAAAGCATAATGAATGTATTAGACCGAACTCAAACAATAAAAGATAATGACGGAGAAACCGCAGTATGGTCAGCAAGTTACGTTTTGTGTTGCGGAGACCTTAATGGAACTTCAAACGCAAAAGGCGTCTATAGAGTATGTGCGGACACGTATGCATGGCAACATGCTTCTAATGAATGGAGAAGTACAATTTTCGACTCTAGATGAAGGCAGGTATCACGGAATGATGACCCGTGAATACGAGAATATTGAGCCAGGACATAGAGTATTAATTCTTGGAGGAGGCGATGGACTTTTGGCTCGCGATGTTTACATTTTTGGAAATGATAACATTGAGAGTATTACATTGGTTGATTATGACCAAGAATTTGTAGAGGCATTTTCAATGCATTATCCTGTAAATGAAGGTTCTTTAGTAGACATTCGTACTCGGCTTGTCTTTGAGGATGCAGTCAAATTTTTATCGGAATCCAATGAAAAGTTTGATAGCATTTTGGTAGATCTTCCCGACCCAGATGGACCAGAAATGCAGGCTTTATATTTTAATGTTTTTTCATTGCTTTTCAATGTCATGAAGCCGTCTACTTTTGTTGTCAGTCATGTGGGACCGGTATCGCTGAACCCAAGTCATCCAAATTGGGCATTTATTTCACGGCTAAAAAGAGATGTTTCATATGTGTTTAATTGTGCCCCAGAGTTTTCATATAAATTTATTCCATCGTTTAGTCATGAATGGGGATTTCTTAAATTCAAACAAAATGAGATTGCACAACGCAATTCAAGTGATATAGACTTTATATATCATACCTTATGAGGATACTTCGGCGGCATTTGCTGTTTTCGCAGGCATGGTAGTAGGCTCACCGCTGAATGGTAAGCCGCTCCCCGCATGTGCAGTAAGAGGCACAGGATGAGTAATGTCTCCTGCGGTTGCGCCTCCACGATGACGGCGTCTTCTAGTTAACTTGCGCGTAGTGCGTTTGCGACGGCCTCCAGAAAGAAGTTCACTGGGTCCTTTCCAAGTTGCATCAGCTAACACAGGAAAACGACCCGCGCCATCGGATAATTCAGATCCAGTGTAAGGACCACCTGTGAAACCATATAGCGTACCTCCAGTCATTCTCTTGCCTCCCATGGGTGGCATTGCACCCATCATTCCACCACCTCCGCGGTGCTTCTTGTATGTCTTCTTTGCAACCTTCATTGCTTCTCTGTACGTCAGGCCTTGTGTTCTTGCAACCTTCTTGATGTGAGAAATCCAGGCACTAGAACCTCTTTTTCCACCTTCGGACATTTATTTATTTGGAAGATTTAATTGTATAATCATACATAGGCGATGTCATTCTCTTGGGTTGGAAGCTTACTGCCGGATCTTGTGGCTTTGGGTCAGAATATGTTAGCGGTTTGTAGCGTAATACATCTGGCTTCAGCGCAAACGAATTATCTAAAAACTTGCCAGTATAAATTTCCATTGCATTATCAAGGCTTCCGTAATTCATGGCAACCCACTGGCATCCAAAAGAATAACAAATTTCGGGATTTTTATTTGAAAATGTAGTTGTGTCCAAGTCTGGTACGACCAATGTAATATTTCTTTTATTGAATTCAACTAATTCTTCCATGTCATATGTTTGTGATGCTTGGGTGTATGTAAGTCTTCGCATATTAGAAGATACCCACGACATGTTTACAAGTTCGTCCATACCATTTCCTTTAATGTTTTCACCACTGACAATAATCAACTTGCCCTGGAAGTCACAAATGGGTTCAATGGCAATGTTTTTTCGTTGATACGAATATTCGGAAGGAAGCATAAATTTACGAAGTGTCATTTTCATGATTTCAGCACAACGTGTAAGGACTGCATTATCGGATGTTTCAAGAACCAGTGATAATACAAACGGATCTTTGTATCCTATTGCAACGTCTGGGCTGAACATTGAATTCGCAAGGGCTACACAGCAGTCTTCAAAAGAAAGAGTATTGTATGTTATCATCTTTTTAGTCGTTTTACTGGCAAGCCCGACAACTGGATTTTTGTCAACATCATAAACAAAAAGTTCAATAAGTCTGGCTCCAGCCTTTACAACCTTGGTGAGCGTCTCGGTTGTTAGATATGTATAAAGTGTATTTCCAGGCAGAATTGAAGCTCCAGATGATGCAACATAATAATCGGTTAGTGCATAGTTATTCGGACAACCCAGCGGACTTGGCTTTATAAGGTCTTGATATACATTTAATTTCTTGGTAAGCGTCTCATTGCTTGGCGGAACATTGGCTACTTTCAAGTACGCAAATACTGCCAATGAAACTCCAAGAATAACAATGCTTACAATGAATAATAAAAGTCCTATTTGTTTGGTTTCCATTATTTATATTGAAAGAAAAGCGGTCGCATCATCATTACGACATCATCGGGTATCCGCTCATTCATAGGAATATCAAATAAACAACAATGTAAAAAATATATACAATACATGCCACATTGAGCGTCTTTGTATTGATGCCGAATCGAATTATAAAAAAGTTTCATTGGGTTTTTATGTTTTCCAAGTTTGTCAATTTGTTCTTTCCAGCGTTGCATTAATTCTTGAATTTGAGGCTCCGGACGCTGTGCGTATGAATCAAAATATGACATTTGTGGGTATTCAAGGTCATCTGATATATTTGCAAATGCCGCAATCCAATGTTCTCCAGGTTTATCATGTGGATCTGTGTTGAATATTATGCCGATTTTACGATAGCCTTTTTTATAGAGTTCTGAAAGACTTAATGAACACAAGGATGATACAATACACTTTCCGGTTTCAGTGTGTATATTAAAATCAATGGGCACACTGCCAACGTAATAGTAATCTGGAATAATCTTTTCATAATGTTTTTGTACATTGTCAATTTCCAATGAAGACAGCCATTCTTCGGGGTTGGCTTTCCAGCTCATCGGCGCGCGTGGTTTTCGTACTAATTCATGGACAATACATTCTGGAGTACCAACTTTGCATTTCTCTCTTAGACGTTGAGTTATTTCCTTCCAAACATGGCTCGTCTTTGAGATAGGTTTTTCATATGGATGTTCTTTGTTGTACGCAATTCGTAGCTTTTCTATTTCCGCCGGTTCCATTGTGTTAAAACGGATGTCTTTTTTCCCGATGTATTGAATATCAACCATGGATCAATCAGACCTTATCAAGTGCGTTCGCAAGTATCGCAAGCTTGACGATGAATTGAAGACAATCAATAAGCAGGCATATAAGCTTCGTGAAGACCGAAAGTTTATTGAAAATGAAATGTCAGACATTTTGAAGCTTGAAAAGTTCCGTGACATTCAAAAGCTCGAAATCTCTGATGATGGATCATTTATCAAAATTCAACGGCCGAGCACATGGAACAAGCCGTGGAATATGAGTTCAAAAGATTTACAGGTAAAACTTCATAATTACTTCAAACAAACAGATACTCCGTGCTACGAAGATTGCCTGAAGTACATTGTGGATTCAAAGAAAAAGGAACTTGTTTCAAAAGACTTTGCATTCTCACGATTTCTCAAGGAAGAAGATGAAGAAGATACATGATTGGCTTTCCCGTGAATTCGATGGCGGAACTATCGAAGGCGAACTTCGAGAATTATTTCTTGATCTCATTGCCGTATTAAAAAACAAGGATTTACTGCGTGCAGACTTCAACACATATAAAACACATATTTTTTCATTGTTTTGTCAGGATGTATTCAGACATTCGCAGTGAGCATTCTACACATGTGGATTTAGGCTGTTTGAATTTTCATTTTACATGTCCGATTTGTGACATTATTGTACACGAGCAAACAGACAAGTATCTGAGCGCACTGGAAGAAGAATTTCAGGATATTGTTGCATATTATTACCGAAGATGGGAAGCGCGCGGATATCCTATTGGACACAATTGTACTCCACAAGAGCTATCAAATTACCTCGCATTTTCGGCATTTAAATCTTGGCTTGAACCGCGTTATGTTGACATAGACATTGACGATGCAGAACTTGAAAAACACTGGATTACTCAAAAAATTATCAATAATAATAAATAATGGACGGAGGTTGCGCATGCGGAGGAGGCAGAAGAACAAGAAAAAGAACAAGAACTTTAAAGAAGAAGGGAGGTGCGGTATTTGGTGATTTATTGCTTGCAGGTTCTGCTCTGGGGCTGTATTCATATTTCACGAGAAAGCG